TTCGACTTTTTTCAAGATATTTGCTTGGCGTGATGGGTCAAAATCTGCGTCAAGTGTTTTATAACCGATTGACCATTCTTGTTCTTCACCGAAGAAGGAAACATCCGAGAATGCTTGGCGTCCACGCTCTGATTTGAGGTTGAATTGCACCCGTGCGTATACCCCTCCGATTCCAGCCGCCTTCATCTTTGCTGGAAGTCGTGGGTCAGTACGAGGAACTTCATAGATTTCTAGAACTTTTCCAATTGGTTCATTCCAGTTATGACCCCATACAACACGCGGTTTGCGTCGTTTTAGGCTCTCATTGAACGCCCCTGAAACGATGATGTCGCCAACTGAGTCTTTGTTGCCAATGCCTGCTACGAATGCTTCAACAATGCCTTGTGCTTCGTCAATGTTTACTTGACCTTGTACTGCTTTGTATTCTGTGAGTTCTAGTGATGTGTTTGGCATGATGCTCCTAAGGCTCATACCACAATAAACTATTTTGTTGCTATGGAATGCAACACTTTCAGTAAAGTAAGGGGGTTTTACTGAAACTTAATCAAATCTGAATCGTAAACGGCAACGACAGTTGTATGTCAATGACGGAGGGGCAATTGGGTCGCCCGGAAACCTAAGCATCGCTCCGCCCACAGCAAAACCTTCACCAAAATCTACTGTTTTCCCATCCAAAAATTGATGTGCTGTACGAACTTTAGAATCTTGACGGGTTGTCCATGTTTTGGTTAAGCCACCGGAGTCTTTACCTGCAAGATAAACGCCAGAGTTGAACGCTGTTTGCGCTTCATGTTCCGCCATGGCGCGACGACGCTTGCGAAGCAAATTGATAAAAATAGCGACAAGAGCAAGTCTTAAAAGCGCTGATTTATCTTCATCATCTCCCGATGCAAGTGCAACAAGTACAGCAGATTGAATTTCTTCAAGAGTTGTTTGATTCGCTTGTTGCATTCGTGCAATTTGCTGTTGAGTTAATTCCTCTAATTCCTCTTCGTCAATTTCGGCAGGTGAATTAGTTTTTGAGGAAACATAATCTTTTGCTTCATTGCAGATTGCGACTATCACTGGTTTGATGTCATCGTTTAATTGCTTATTCCAAACTTCTGTATCAAAAAACATTTCTGCAGTTAAAACACCCGACGAAAGTGCCTTCAAAGATTTTTTACCGAATGCTTTTTCTGTTACGACTCGTTGCTGTCTTTCAAATAGACGCTCAAGGGCTCTGTCAAGGATTTCTGTCCATCTGTCTGTATCGGAGTCAGCCTTATTTTCAACTTCTTCCATGAACTTTTGTTGCATTTGTGCTTGGACGCTTTCAAAGGCGCTCAATTGTTCTTCGGGGGAGATAGCGGCTGTTTCGGCAGGTTGCCCTTCTCCTTCAGGGACAGGGATAGGCGCCGGCGGTGCAGGCTGAGGCATTTCAGCAGCACCTTCCATTGGTGGTAAACCGCCAGCAGGAGCACCTTGGTCAACACCAGCCATATCAACAGGCTGTTGCTCTTCAGGTTTGAATGGTTTTTCGGTGTTGGCAATAGGTGTGAGGTTCGGGTTAGAGAGAAGCGAATCGGCAAGTTCGGACTCAACTTTTTTCCTACCTGTTGAGTCGCGGTATTCATTCACGGAAATTAAACCCTGTTGAAACTCGTCCATCGTGTATCGCTCACGCTCTTGTTTAGCGATAATTAGAATTGGAATTTGCGATGTGTCAAAGTCAACATAGTATTTATCGTCAAGTTCATCAAGTGCTCGACTGATTTGATGAAGATGTGGTGTCATTGTTTCCATCCAAAAGACACGCAATTCTTCGGATGCATTGCTGAATGTTCTACCCGATGCGTTACCTATGACTGATTCAGGGACACCGAATGCTGAAAGAATTTCTTCTTTTTGAATTTGCCTCAATTGTATGTATGCGGCGTCACGAGGCGATGCGGATGTATCAACATAATCAACACCGTCGGTTGAAGCAATAACACTTGTGTAGCCAGTCCGAGAAAGGTTGCCTCGGAAACGAGATTTAAGTTCTTGTTTGTCGTCTTCTTCCATGTCTCCACGGACAACAAGCAGTCCGCCGGGTCGTCCATCGTTCAACAAATAGTTGCGGTTGTATAGTTTTGCAAGGTTTTCTAATTCAATAGCAATTCCTGCTGATTCCATCGGCGTGATGGACAAATATGGGTCAAGTGGATGCGGTCGTCTAATCCAACAAACATCATCTGGTTTCAAAATAACTTTTGTTCCGTTTCGTAAATCAACTTCATATCCCGAAACGAATGTTCGTGCGTCAGGTATCGGTGATGTGTGTTGTGGTGGGAGAAGGTGAAGAGCAATTATTCTTCCATCTCTTCCTTTGACTTTTTCTATGAATGCGCCGCGTGTGCTCATCAAAAGTTGTGATGAAAGCCTGTAACGGAATATGAAAGAATTTTCTCCCATGTTTGATTTTGAATTCAATAATTCAAGAATCGGACGGTCAGTTGTGACTACTGCACCTTGCTGGTCATTGTTTTTTCTGAGCATGATTGGAAGTTTTGCTTGGTTTCCCGCAATGGCATCAATGCATCTAAAAACCCAAGTTACTTTTTGGCTTCCCTCTCTATAGGCACGCTCAATATCCCAACCATCCCTATAAGGTTTGCCCGCTCGACCTGCATCAAAAGCGATTGGTGCACCAGCGTTGAGGATTGATTTTTCTTCAACACGACTCAAATCCTTGTTTAAATCCTTGTTATTGAAATTGCTGTTCCACGCCATTATTCAGACCCCAACAGATATCCGAAAATTCCGCAAGTTATACCCCCAACTATTAAACCAGCAGGCAAAAATATAAGACATGAACCCACTGTTGTCCCCAAAATAAATAAGACCATTAAACAGTTTGCCGCAAATTGTCGGGTTAAATATTTTTTGATTTTCAAAAATTTGTCCATCTAGACCATAACCCTAGCAAAAGTGAGACTCAAACTATAGTACCTTATTGCTACTCACAAGATTGCGGAAACCATGACTGACTGGAAATCTGTTTACGAATTTTTACAACCCAAGGAGCCTCCATTCTGCCCCGAGGAACCTTCTATAACCCAAAAAGTTTTTTTGAGAACATACGCTCTTGAAGCACTGTTTGGGGGTGCCGCGGGAGGAGGTAAATCTTCGGCTTTACTTATGGCGGCACTTCAATATGTGGATGTCCCAAATTATTCGGCTATTTTGTTCCGTCGAACATACGCCGACTTAGCGCTTCCCGGTGCTTTGATGGACCGTTTCCGTGTATGGGTATCAAACTATGATGATGTGCATTGGAACGCAAACAGTTATGTAGCCACATTTCCATCGGGTGCTCGTATATCTTTTGGTTACCTAAATAATACGAACGACTATTTGCGCTATAAAGGTTCCGAATTTCAATTTATCGGGATGGACGAAGTAACCGAAATCCGTGAAACAGATTATAGATACCTGTTTTCTCGTCTTCGTCGTCCTGCCCAAGGTGAATTATCAAAAGTTCCTTTGCGTATGCGTGCCGCTTCCAACCCCGCCCCTAATTGGGTTCGGCAAAGATTTATAGTCGAAGGTAAACAGGAAGGTCGCATCTTTGTGCCCTCGTTCCTTACTGATAATCCGGGGATTGACGCAACTTCATACAGACAAGCGCTTTCTGCTCTTGACCCCATTGAAAGAAGACGACTTGAAATGGGTGACTGGTGGGCAACAACCCTTGGTTCACTTTTCGATAGAGCGGATTTTCCGATTATTGACCACACAGAAGTCCCACAAATAACAAGTTCCGCTAGGGCGGTAAGATATTGGGACTTAGCGGCTACCGAACCTTCCCCAAATAATCCAAATCCAGACTGGACAGTAGGAACATTAATGGTTTTTGACGGAGGTATTGCCTACATTATGGATGTCCGTAAAATTAGGGCAAAAGGTGACAAAGTTGAGGCTTTTATTGCTAGAACTGCTGAAGAAGATGGCAAAAATGTGGCAATTCGTATGGAACAAGAACCTGGGTCTTCAGGTAAAGCCCTTATTGACCAATATGCGAGATATGTTGTGCCGGGTTGGGATTTGCAAGGTGTGCGTCCAACAGGGGATAAAGAGACAAGGGCAAGACCTTTTGCGGCGGCTGTCGCAAACGGTAATGTCCGTTTGGTTAGAGGTTCTTGGATTACTGATTGGTTGGATGAATTTGCTTCTTTCCCTGAAGCGTGTGACCATGATGACCAAGTTGACTCTGCGGTTGGCGCTTTTATTTTTCTTACTGGTTTAGGGTTGCCGCAACGAGGGCGTGTCAGTATCATCGTCTAGGCAAAGCAATTCCAAAAATAACCTAATTAACTAACTTAACTAAAATTGAGGTAAACCAAAATATGACTTCCAATAAATCCGAACAGCCAAATGTTCTATCTCCAATAGATTCATTTCGCGATTCGCTACAAAACTTGGATAGCAATTTGAAAAAAATTGTTGAAACCAATGATGTTCAAACGGTGCTTGATGCTTTGGTTGCACTTCACGCAATCAAAAGCGAAATCGGTGTTTTGTTTACTCAGTATCAAAATTTGATAATGAATATCATCCCTGACTATGAATGCAAAGCATCGAATGGTCAAGTAATTGAAAAAAAATCCGCTACCGATAGAAAAGGTTGGCAACATCAGCGAATTGCTGAAGAAGTTCTTAGGCGTTTAAATGACTTGTCTGTTGACATGGATACAGGGGAGGTTGTAATGTCCTCTCAAGAAATCGCAGTGAAACTACTTGACTATGTACAACCTTCATATTGGCGAGTCAAAGAGTTATCAAAATTGGGCATTAACGCAGACCAATACTGTGAAGTTGGAGAAGTTAAAACAAGCATAATGATTAGAAAGGTTGATACAAAATGAGTAACATTTACCAACAGTTATCTGAGCCATTTCCTCAGGAGATGGAAAGACGATTGAATAAAGGTGGGGCAAATCTTGTCTACATTCCTGTCAGCGAGGTCATTAACCGTCTCAACAAAGTTGTTGGGACAGAGAACTGGTCTTTCACTGTTAAAGATTGGCGTCAAGTCGGAAATTCGATAGTTGCACATGTTTCTGTTGTAACCACAATCAATGGCAATGTGGTCACAAGAGAAGGTGTCGGTGGGCAGAAAATCAAAATGTCAAAACAAGGTGACCCAATTGACATTGGTGACGAAGTTAAAGGTGCTGTTTCCGACGCTTTAAAGAAGGCTGTACAAACTCTTGGTATCGGCTTATATTTGGCTAGAAGCGAAGACGCTATTGAGATTGAAAGCGTGATTGAAGCAAGCGCACATGCGCAACCTCAACAGCCTCAAGAAGTTGGTTCACCAAGGTATTTTCAGGTTAAAGAATTATTTGAAGCGTTGAACGATGACAAAAAACAAAATGTTAAAAAGTTTTGGTCAGAGTACAGCGGAGGTGCATCAAAGCCTTTGTCAAAAATGAATGATGAGGAACTTGAAGTCATTATGTCAGAAATAGTTCGCTTGAATTTTGAGGGCTCAGTGGTTGTAGATACAGCAACTAAACCATCAACTAAAAAAGTTGAAATGCCTGCAAGAAAAGATTTGGACTAAAAAAATTGCTTAATGCCCCCGATTATTTATCTCCGAGTTCAATTGCAACATTTCATCAATGTCCTTACAAATATAAACTCTCTCGAATTGATGGCATAAAAGAACCCCCAACAGAGCACACTTTGTTGGGGAATTATGTTCATTCTGTTCTTGAAAATTTTTATCGCTTAGAACAAAATGAAAGAACTGTCCCTGCGATAAAGGAAATTTTTCGTTCAGTTTGGGAAGATTATGTAGACGATGTCAAAACCGTTTATAAAAGAGAACCTAAAAATGTTCACCTTCTCAGGTTGAGGGCTTGGTACTGTATTGAGAACTTGATGAAAATGGAAGATGTTTCATCGGTGCAGTTTGATGGAATAGAAACAGAACTTGATGCATTAGTTGACGGGGTTAAAATCAAAGGTTTTGTTGACCGATGGAATAAAAAAGACGACGATTCAATCGTTATTAGTGATTACAAAACAGGCAAAGTTCCAGCCAAACGATGGCAAGATGACAAGTTTGACCAACTACTTATTTATGCGGTTGTTTTAAGCGAATTATTGGATAAAAACATTGCGTCTTTAGAATTGCTATATGTAGCCCACGGTGAAAAACTTACTAAAACCCCAACCGTACAAGACATAGAGCGTACTAAATCCACTATTGTTGAAACTCGGAGACAAATTGATGAGCGTTGCGAAAGTGGTATTTTTGAAACGAAAAGAAGTAAACTTTGTTCGTATTGCTATTTTAAAACTGTGTGCCCTGAATGGAGTAAGTGAAAATAAATGAATGATGATGCATTTGCTCGGTTGGTAGCCGAAGATGTAAAAAACAAAACAAGCAGAGACCAAAAAACATATCTTTCTTTGCCCGAGAATTGGGGGCGATGGCAGAAAGCGCTCAAATTGTTGATAAATAATTTGAATGAACAACGCGAACAAATTCTTGACAGTGAAACTCAGACAATCGAAAAATATCGCCACCTAGGTGACGAGGGTGTTCGTCTGATAATGGAGTTAAACGCATCATTTGAAGACCGCAGGAAAAAAATTGAGCGTTTTACATACTATGTAGAACAAAAATTTGATGAAGTATCAAGAATGATTGCGACAGGTGGAGATAAAACAGACGAAAGACTCAGCATGATTGAGTTTTACCGTAAAGCCATATCAAGACATAAAGAACTGATGACAGAATACGAACTTGACGCAACAAATATTGATGAGGCTCTTTGGTCTGCTCTTGACGGCAAATGGGAATTTGATGAAATCACAGAAGAGAGCGCTTACGCTTCTTTAGACGGTGACTAAATCGTGACAAGGCAACGGCTGTTTCTTGATACATCATGTGTCGAAGCGGCGAGGCAACGAATCAGGCATGTGTACGACACATTTGATACCGTTTGTGTTCAGTTTTCTGGAGGTAAAGACTCCACCGCTATTTTATATTTGGCTAAAGAAATTCATGAAGAACGAGGTTTGGGTCCTGTAAAAGTTATTTTTCGTGACGAAGAAATGGTTAGTCCTTCAGTAATTCGTTTTATTGAAAAAGTCCGTCAATACGATTGGGTTGACATGGAGTGGTATTGCTTACCATCAGGTCAAGAAGTTTGGGTTTTGGGTCGCCGTGAATATGTAATGCTTTGGTCTAAAGCAAGAGAGCAAGACGGCAGACTTGTAAGAGACATGCCCCCTTGGGCTATTCGTGCAGAACATTTTGGTTTAGACCCATCAAAGCCATGCCCTAAATTGGTTGACTATTACACGATGCAGGGAAAACGAGGCAGGACTGCATTCATCACTGGTGTTAGAGCGAACGAATCAATGGTCAGATATAGGTCATGTGTACAAAAGTTGCACGAGAACTACATTGTTACACCTTTTCTTTTACCGAAGTCATTGCCTTTGCGTTTTGCAAAAATTATTTACGACTGGACAACAGATGATGTCCTGAAGTTTTTGATTCACGAACATAACGCAGAATATTGCGAGTATTACGATTTGGCGGATATGACTGGTAGCAACTCACGAGTTGGGATTCCTTTACATTCGGTTGCTATTCGCAGAATTGGTGATGTTGTTGCTACAGAACCAGAATTTTATGACCAACTCGTTAGATGTTTTCCGCAAATTGATGCACAAAGAAAATATTGGCAATACTTTGATATTGAAACTTTGATTTCTACATAT